TACACGGTATTTGCTAATTGCGGAGTAAAGACAACTTCTGGCGCATCCTCACCTTTAGTTGTTACCGGATTAACAAACGGAACCGCATATACGTTTAAAGCTATTGCCACAAATGCGTTTGGCCCGAGTTATCCTAGCGCGGCATCTAATTCAACAACCCCCACCATTCCTACGGGGCAGCAAGCGTATACCAGCGTAGGTACGTTCTCATGGGTTGCTCCTGCCGGGGTAACGTCTGTAGCCGCAGTTGCTGTGGGTGGAGGTGGGTATCTTTCGGGTCCCGGTAAGGCTGGTGGCGGCGGCGGTGGGCTGGCATATAGAAATAGCGTGTCAGTTACACCCGGCAGTTCCTATAACGTCGTTGTTGGTGGCGCTCAGTCAGACAGCAGTGTATTTTCTATGACCGCCGGGGGTGGTAAAACGTACGCATACGCGTGTTGTTTAGGGCGTCAAGGCACTGGGGGCGCACCAAGCGGTACATATACCGCCGGATATTCTGGCGGTACTGGTGGGGCAAATAACCAATCAGGTGGCGGTGGTGGCGCGGCTGGATATGCGGGTAATGGTGGTAATGGTGGAACAAGTGGCCCGCCCAATGGTGGCTCTTGCGCCACTAGGCCGGGTGCTGCTGGTTCTGGCGGTGGCGGTGGCGGTGGTGCAGGACCGTATTGCGGAAACAGCGGTGGCGGTGGCGGTGGCGGTGTAGGCATTCTTGGGCAAGGTTCAAGTGGCTCAGGAGGCTCCATATCAGGAAACAATGGTACTGGCGGCGGCGGCGGCTCCGGCGGCGCTACGGGGGCGACTGGAGCTACTCCCGGTGGCGCAGGTGGCCTGTATGGTGGCGGCGGTGGCTCAAACTACAACGGCGGTCTAGGCGCTGCTGGGACTGGGGCTATCCGCATCATCTGGCCCGGAACCACACGTTCATTCCCATCAACTTGTACAGGGAATCTCTAATGCCTAATTTCTCAGGAATTTGGACAGTCACCCAACAGATGCAAGCGCGTGGGGCTAGTACATGGCCCGCAACGCCCGGTGCACCTACGATTGGTACGGCTACAAACGCAGGCCCCACTTCGATCTCGGTTGCTTTTACCGCCCCCACTTGTACTGGCTTTCCTGCAAGTGTGACTGGGTATTTAGCTACCTCAACCCCCGGTTGTTTTACTCAAACAGGCGCGTCTTCGCCTTTGGTTGTGACTGGTTTAACTACTGGTACTTCATACACGTTTAAAGTCAAAGCAACTAATGCTACTGGGTATGGCCCATGTAGTGCGGCGTCTAATTCCGCAGTTCCTGCTACCCTCGTGGGTCAACAGGCTTATATAACACCCGGTTCATATTCATGGGTTGCGCCCGCTGGAATAACCTCTGTTTCTGTTGTCGCGGTTGGCGGTGGCGGTGGAGGCCGGGGGGCTGGCGGCGGTCTTGGTTACAAAAATAACGTTTCTGTTAGCTCTGGTTCTTCCTATACGGTGGTAGTGGGCAGCGGCGGTGCTGGAGCCTCACCCCCGCACGGGGGCACGGATAGTTATTTCAATAGCAGTGGAACCGTTAAAGGAGGCGGCGGCGGTGCAGGTCTTGGCGGCATCTCAAAACTTGGCGGTACATTTACAGGTGACGGTGGCGGCAACGGAGGAGCGTACGTCTGCGGGGGCACAGGTAATGCGGGAAGCGGTGCCGGTGGGTACGCTGGAACTGGTGGTGAGGGTAAAACAGGTTTTGGTTTTACTGCCGGACAAGCGGGCGCGGGCGGTGGCGGCGGCGGCGGCGGTTCTGATATATTTTGTTTTAGCCCTTCCGGAGGGGGTGGGGGTGTCGGCATATTAGGTCAAGGCTCCAACGGCGCTGGCGGGAATAGCGGTTGCCCGCAAGGAAAAGGCGGCTCTGGGGGAAACCCAGCCAGCAGCGGTACCGGGGGCAGTTACGGAGGAGGCGGTGGCGTTGGAGGCTGTTTTCGACCCGGCGCTGGTGGCGCTGTGCGTATTATTTGGCCCGGCAACACCCGCTCATTCCCATCTACTTGTACAGGAAACTTGTAAATGAGTATTCAACAATTCCCCGGTGGCATCATTACTCAAAACCCAACGGCTCCAACAACTTCGGTAGCCAAGGGTATCTGGACGCTTGACCAAGCACAGGGTTACACCAAACAAGGTATCTGGCCTAGAAGCCCCGGCGCTCCTACGATTGGTACAGCTACGGCTGGGGCCGCAGGGTCGGGTACCGCGACTGTTGCATATACAGCGCCTTCCGATACGGGTAGTGCAGCAATTACGGCGTACACGGCTACATCTTCGCCCGGTAGCATCACTGGCACTGGGGCATCCCCAATCACGGTTACTGGGCTTACCAACGGAACCGCGTATACGTTTGTAGTCGCGGCAACAAATGGCGCGGGTACGGGACCTGCCAGTGTGGCATCTAACAGCATTACTGTACCTGTTGCAACTTGCGCTACTTATACAACACCGGGCACATACTCTTGGTTAGCCCCAACCGGGGTCACTTCAATAGCAGTTCTTGCTGTTGGCCCTTCGGGCGGCAATGGTTCATCTTCAGCCGGACCGTCAGCAGGAGGTGGAGGTTTAGGGTTTAAAAACGCGCAATCAGTTACGCCCGGTAACTCTTACACAGTGGTTGTAGGCGCGGCATATTCGGGTACTGATTCATATTTTTGTTCTGTTTCCGTCGTCAAAGGCGGCGCTGCTTCAACATCCAGTTTCAACGGCGGTACTTACACTGGAACAGGCGGCGGTAATGGCGGTGGGGCTGGAATTACTGCTGGTGGTGGGGCAGGTGGGTATACCGGTAGTGGCGGTTGCGGCAGCGGCACATGTTCTCCCGGCACTGCTGGAACTGGCGGCGGCGGTGGCGGCGGCGGAAGTTGGTATATTGGTGGCCCTCCTTATACTGAAACAGGTGGTGGCGGTGGCGGTGTTGGGCTATATGGCGCAGGCGCTAACGGCGCTGGTGGTTCGGCTGGAGGCGGTGGTGGAGGCGGTGGTTCTGGCGGCGGTAATGGAACAGCCCGAAGCGGCGTAGTAGCTGGTAACGGCGGTCTTTACGGCGGCGCTCGTGGTATGTCCAGAACGGGGCCGGGTATTGCAAACGGTATAGGCCGTGGCGGTGCCGTTCGTATCGTTTGGTGTACTGGAGGTATCCGTGGAACTCCATCCTTCCCATCAACTAACGTAGGTGCGTAACCATGAATTTTTACATTAGGCTTAAAAATGGGCAACCATTTGAACATCCAATTTTAGAAGCCAATCTTTTACAGGTCCACCCGGAACTCAACCTTAATGAACTTCCTGATTGGTTGGCTAGGTTTACCCGGCTTGAAGTTCCAACCGACATGATTCTTGGCCCATACGAAACTCTTGAGTGTTCCTATGAAATGGTAGACGGCATTGTTACGGACGTGTGGGCAAAGCGGCAATTTACTGAGGCCGAAAAGCTAGAGAAACAAAGAACAACAAAAGAAGCATGGCCTACTCTTGAAATCGGTAAACGATTTGTGTCGTGGGTTTTCAACGAAGACCGTTGTACTTTTGAGGCTCCCGTACCAATGCCTACTGACGGTAAATCGTACTATTGGAGTGAAGCAACTTTGTCTTGGGTAGAAGTAACGCCTGTAGTAGTATTGCCATGAAAGAAATAGTGCTTGGTTATTTTGGCAATATTTGGGTCAAACAACATGTCCACGAGTGTGTTGGGGATTCTTATGGGGGTCACAAACACACGTTTGATCACGTAACGCTTTTAGCCGCAGGGCGTGTAAGCGTTGAAATTGAAGGCCACCCCATAAAAGAATTTACTGCGCCCACGTTTATCGTTATTCGCAAAGAGCATGAGCATAAAATTACCTCATTACAAGCCGATACGGTTTACTACTGTGTGTTTGCCCTGCGGGATTTAGACGGCCAAGTAACAGAAATATTTGGCGGACAAAACGACCCTATAACTCAATTGGAGTAATAAATGAATCTTTACATCGAAACAGAAAACGGCGTAATTAAGAACCACCCTGCTTTTGAGGACAACCTTATCCAAGCGTTTGGCGCAGTCCCTGAACACTGGGAGCCATTTACTCGCGTTGAGCGTCCTACGCTTGGCATGTACCAAAAGATGGATTCTGATGAACCCGTCTATACCAAGGTAGATGGCGTATGGACTGACGTGTGGACAGTGCGTGAAATGACTGCCGAAGAGAAAGCAGCTAAACAACAAGCCGTCATCACTGCATTCAACACCCGTGAGCAGGCTGAGAATTGGTCTGCTTGGACTTTGGATGAGGCCACTTGCACAATGCAGCCCCCAGTCCCGCGCCCTGAACCCGTAGAAGGCAAGCTGGTGTTTTGGTGTGGCGCAGATGCTAACTGGAAAGAGGCTCCTGCCCGTCCAGAGGGCGACTATAAGTTCGATTTCTTTGCTTGGCAGTGGGTTCCGGTTGTAAACTGATTGCCCAACCAACAAGGAAATTACATGGCAAAAACAGAAACCAAGAAGTCAGTCAAAAAAGTGTGTAAAGCTGCCGAGTCGGTAGCCGAAGTTGTCCTGCAAACGCAACTTCAAGTTGCGCACCACTTTCCGTGCCCAATCTACATCATTGAGCGCCCTGACTTTTTGGAGACCGTTTCGTCTATCTCCGAAGAAGCCTTGGTTGAGTCCCGCAAGACGCAATCGCTCAACGAAATCTATCCCGTCTATATGACGCAGAACTACTTTGGCGACCCACGCATGGCTGGGTTTTCGGAGTTTGTTGGCGCAACGGCTTGGAACATTCTCAATGAGCAGGGCTACGCCATGCAGGACAAGGCGGTGCAGTTCACGGAGATGTGGACCCAAGAGCACCACAAGCACTCTGCAATGGACGCGCACGTTCACGGGTTTGGCTCACAGATTGTGGGCTTTTACTTCCTTGAGACCCCAGAAGATTGCTCTCGCGTAGTGTTTCACGACCCACGCGCTGCCAAGGTGCAGATTGACCTGCCTGAACAAGACATGGGTTTGGCAACCGCAGCCAGCAAGATGATCAACTTCACCCCCAAACCCGGCATGATGATCTTTGCCAATTCGTGGTTGTCTCATTCGTTCACGCGCCATGCCGCAGAAAAGCCAATCAAGTTTGTGCATTTCAACCTGACTGTAATCATGGCTCCGCCCGCTGCGTGCCCAATACCTGCGGCTGAAATCGTATGAACACGTACCAGATCAGGTTCAACAAAAGCCGAGGCCAAGCAGGGCGCGGTTCAATGGATCACGTCTGGCGCGTCTTTGAGAACGGCAAAGAGTACCTGTTCAAAAACTTGGACATCTCGGTGCCCATCAAGAGCGAGAAAGACGCTAACGGCGTGGACTACAACATCGTGTGCCAAGGATTCCTATCTATTGACCGGGAGAACTCAACTGCTTGTATTACTGCGGATGTAATGGCGGAGGTGTAATATGAATTGGGCTGATGTACTCAAAGCGGTAATACCTATCATTGTGGCGTCCCTTGCTTGGCTCTTAGGTCAAGTTAATGACTTCTCTACGCGATTAACACGAATCGAGGGCGCTATGCCTGCCTTGATTACTAAAGAAGGTGTCCCGACAGATAGCCCAATTTCAGCGGAACGTAGAGCGACCCAGAAAGAAGCATTGATGCTGCATATCAACGAGTTGCAGGTCAAAGTCAGACTGCTTGAAGAACGCGAAAAAATGGGGAAAAAATGATTCCAATTGTTGCAACGCTCCTTGGTACATTGGCTCAGAATGGTCTGGGCCTTTTGTCTTCTGCAATTCAAGCAAAAGGCAAAGAAGTTGTTGAGAACGTTCTTGGTGTAAAGATTTCCGACAACCCAACCGATGCCGAAGTTGCCAAGCTGCGCCAACTTCAATACGACCATGAAGAGCGCCTGCTTGAATTGGGTATTGAGAAAGCCCGCATTGAGCAAGAAGAACTGCAAGCGTTGCTCAAAGCCCAAGCCAACCAAGAAGATAACGTGTCTAAGCGTTGGCAAGCTGATATGGTTTCGGACTCTTGGCTGTCCAAAAACGTTCGCCCCGGCACTCTGGTGTACTTACTGACTGCGTATCTGATCTTTGCCCTGCTTGATGGTTATGGCTACAAAATCTCCGAGTCTTACGTCAATCTGCTGGGCCAGTGGGGAATGCTGGTGATGACCGCTTACTTTGGTGGCCGCACCGTTGAGAAGGTCATGGAGATGCGCAGAAAGGATAAAGAATGAGCCTTAGCCAAGAACAAGCCGCTTTTCTGCTGGACGCCTGCAAGCTAATTCAATACGCCACAGAACAGGGCTTTATGGTGACTGGGGGTGAACTTGCCCGCACACCCGAACAGCAAGCCATCTACGTCAAGACAGGGCGTTCCAAAACCCTTAATTCCATTCACCTCAAGCGGTGCGCGATTGACTTGAACTTCTTCAAGGATGGGCAGATAATCTGGGATAAGGGCATCCTTGCGCCATTGGGTGCTTACTGGGAAACTTTGCACCCCAAGAACCGTTGGGGCGGCAACTTCAAGTCATTGGTGGATTGCCCTCACTTTGAACGCAACGTTGGTTAAAAATGCCGCTACAAAAATTCTTGTTCAAGCCCGGGGTTAACCGGGAAA